GTAATCTTTCATTAAGCTGCCTCCAACCATTTATTACGGTCGATAAAGCCAGCCAATAAAATATTTATGTTTTTATGGTCGTCATGATTGGTGAAATCATTCCAAGGTTTGCCGCTTAAGTCTGATACTGACTCAATAGCAAGGTTAGTAATTTCAGCCGCTGTAAAGTCAGATCCAGCTACACCGTAGTTATCTGCTACCCCGTCAAAATCAAAGCTTACGTATAGTTTGAAGCCGTCTATACGGATAACAGCTACACCAGTTTTTTCACCTGTTTGCTTAATACCTAAAAGTTCATATTCAGAAGCAACTACTTGTTTGCTTTCGTATGAGTAATTGAAGGGGATGCTAGAGTTAGCTGCCTTATATTCACAAGAAGCTAGGCCAGCAATCAAAACAAGTGCTGTAACACCCGTTACCTTGATATGGTTGAATGGAATTGCATTTACGTTCATAATTGATCTCGCAGTTTGCAAAAGCACATCGGACCTGGGGAGGGGCGGTGTGCTTTTTTGTTGTCTGTGAGATAAATATTAGGTAAACCTAATTATTAAGTCAATAGGTATTCCTAATAAAATTAGAAATACCTAATTTTTGTGCTTTAATAGGCAAAAGAAAACCCAACTATCAAAGGTGATAGAAATGAGTCTAGGCGAAGAAATGTTTGAATGGCGCAAGCAGGTGGTTGAGAAACTACTGCTTCAGGAAAGTAATATTGATCAACTAGAAGAAAAAGTTGATCGTGCTGAAAAGATTCTTTTTGGTGATTGCACAGCCGCTTTCAAAATAGAGTGCACGCTTCGGAACGCGTATGCGCTGAAAGCTATTCTTGATGACTTTGCCACCAAGAATAACTGCAAGGTAAGTATAGTAGAGTGTGAGTAATTTGGGTTATCTTATTCCCTGAATAGGTTTTGATGCGGCTTTGCGCTTCGGCTCAAGTCTCTTTGAGGCATCCTCAATAGCCTTTAAAGATTCATTGAATGTCTTAACCCAAAGATCAGCGCTTTTTATATTAATGGTTAAAGGGTCAGTATCAGCAATGGTTGCCTTAGTAAGCTCTAACGCTAGAGCTTCTATGATTTCAGTTTTCATATTTTCTCCGATATTAATGGTTATTTAAGATCAATGTTGGCACAAAGTCTTAATCCCATAATATCAGGGAAAATTTGAATATATTAAAAAAGAAAACCCACCGTGGTGGTGGGTTTTTTATCAACTTCAACGATTATTCTGAAGAAGAATTAAATCTTTGCTTAAGATCTTGAGTTAATTTTTCAACATCTTGAATATAATTATTTCGGAAGTCGGGATTATCAAAAATATTATTTAATGTGTCAATAAGTGATAATAAACCAGACATTGGTAAGGCTACTGTGGCAGAATGCACAGCAGTATTTTGATTTACTTTATGACCAAGCATTAATTTCACAATATTATTTTCTATTGCAATCTAGAAAAACTTGATCTGCGTAAATAGGTTGTAAACTAGGATTTAATTGTGTATTGATTACATCTGTAACTGTTTCATGTCTGTTAGCGCTGCTCATATCCGACCTTTATTTCTTGGTTAACATTAAAATAGGATGAAGTAGTGTTCGGTAATGTATTCACTTCTTGAGCTACAATATTTATAGTTTTGCCATTGTTATATCTTGAGGAATTTACGCTTATATAAAATTCCTTTTCATTACCAGATAAAACATCCTCAACTACTTGTTGACCTGTTTGTAAATCAAAAAGAAAAGTTGTTTTATTCCTATGTGATTTTTCAACCAAATGGGCTTTCTTTCTTTCACGATCAATTTGCCAAGGTTGTTTTGGTCTCTCATATTTTTTATTATGAAAAATTACATCAAAATCATAACCTAATAGCCGAGAAATCTTGGAAATTGTTTTAATAGTGAGATTCTCTTCTCCAGATAAAACTTTTGTAACTCGACTTTTTTTCCAGCCTAGTTGTAATGCAATTTCTGAACGAGTCATATTACTATGACGTAACAGTCCAACTAAATGTGATGCAACTTGCTCCATTTTTACAATGGATATATCTTCATGCTCACATGAGAACAAAAATAATTTATTTGTCATAACAACCTCACCAGGAATGTTTCCATGTCGGCTTGATACTTAAAGATGGCTCTAACACGGTTATCAATGATTGTCTTTTCAGATTTATCAATCTTGTCTTTTCGCTTAGGTGATAATCTAAATAAAACAATGTATGCATTAACAAAGACCAAATATAATCGAAGGCTAGCTTTTCGAATTCTGTATACTGGTACATCTTTGTCATCTAATTTAACTACACATGCTCTATGCAACTCAGAAGAGTCATAGAATTCAAATAGTTCAGTTGGTTGTTCACACATTTCGCAGCGAGATGCTAATTGAGTGAATAATCGCAATACATCACAGTTGTCTCGTTTACTATGTAATGAAAATTCAGCCCTATCTCGGTAAAGAAATACATCACGTTTATCCATTGATGATGAAAGCATATAGACCCTAATACAGTCTGGTATCATGATTGGCTGAAGATCATCAGGAAAGCCAATTTCACTCCAGCGAAAGAAGTATGGGTCTATCATTTCTGCAAAGTTACCTTATAAGTGAACTAATATCAATTGCCATTTAATAAAAAATTTATATATAGATTGTATCGAATCTACTACTTTAATTAGCTTTGGGATGTTCCTGTCTACCCTTCTTACTCATACGATTTTACTTTTTTGTATTATCAATCCGTTGTCCAAGCTTTCCTTCTTTTACCAACTGCACAACCTGTTCATTTGTAAGGACTGGAATAAAGACTTTATCACCAATGTCCTTTGAGAGGATCTTCACTTCTTCGGCTGTTAGCACCAAAGCTTCACCATGTTTAGCAGCATCATTGATACGAGCAATAATCTGGTTGATTGGTAGTTTTGAATTGTCCATAAGTCTTCCTGTGATTAATGCGAATAAGGATGTTCTTGTCTGTGCTGACTTGGCGGCACGATATCTGTAATAGCGGTAATACTTTCAACCTCGTCCATTTCAAAGAAAAATCGCTCACCACCATTCACAGACAGCAAACTTAAAACCCCACCATTGATGCCAACAAATTCTTTAATTGTGCATCTTCCATCCTTCAAGCACACCTGAACAAACTCATTTGGCACAAGATCTGCATCAGGATCACATACTACATACCAACCATTTCGGATAGCTGGAAACATGGAATCACCAGTTCCCTTTACTGCATATGCTCTTGACCCCGCTGTATGGGTGGGAACATACCCATCTCCAGCATTGCCTTCATAACCCATATCTGTGAAATAGCCATCCATGCCCATCTTGGAGTAAGCCTTAACAGGAACCCAACGCTTAGATGATGGGATAAACGGTTTTTCGATAATTGTTGAAAATAAAAGAGCTTCATCACTATCACTAATGTTGTATTTCTTTTTGAACTCTTCGATATCCAGTTGTTTAAATTTATCTCTCGTGCTTGATTGAATCTCTCCCGTGCCAGATGCAAGCCATGAAGGATTAACATTCAAAAATTTTGAGGCACGTAATAAATTTTCACCTTCCATTGTTTTGGATTTTCCAGACAGCCAATCACTCACAGAAGGAGGTTTAACTCCTACTGCACGAGCAAGCTCAACACCTTTAATCTTTTTAGGTGGCAAAACTTCCATGGCATACCTAAGTCGTTCAGCAAGAGTATTCATACAACTATCCTCACAATATTAGGAAATCCTAACATAAATAAAATTAGGTATTCCTATTGATTTAATATAAGGAATGCCTAATAATTAAAGAAAAATTAGGAGCACGTTATGAATGACGCACAACTTATAGACAAGCTAGGTGGTGTCACAGCGGTAGCAAGACTTCTGGGGATTGCTCCGTCATCAGTTAGTGGATGGAAAGCTATCCCCCTTGATAGAAAAATCAGGCTAGCAGTTATTGCTGAAGATCTTGGTTTAACAACGCGAAAAGAGCTTTTCCCTGATAACTATCAAGATATTTGGATTGAACTTCGTCCCCAGACGACAAAAAGCAAAAACCTTGGATCATTAACCGCTTAGGAACTAAACCATGAGCAAAGTATTAAATGAATTGCCTGCAAGCGCTAGCAATAACGAATCGCTCATATTGCAAGCACTTAACGCTAGCAATCAAAGACAAGTAGCAGAGATGATAAATGTCGATGCAAGCATCCTTTCACGGATGAAAACAGAAAAGAAATCAAATGGATGGACTGAGATTGAGTTTATTAGCTTTTTGTTGACAGCCATTGGTTTGAAGGTTGTGCAAGAAAGTGATGTGTATTGCTCACCTGAAATTGCAGAAGCAACGCGAGTTTATTTAGCACATGCATTCACTTCACCTGAATACATGCGGATTTTATTCAAATAAAAAACCACTACCTGCGGGAACAGGAGTGGTTTTGCATTCACAAATTTAGGGACCCATGAATATGCAAACTAATTTATCAAATCAAATAACCGAACGCAACCAGCCAGAATTTTTAGTGGGTGACGTTGTAGTACTTACTAAAGAGTGCCGTACTTTCAAATCAAATGATTTGTTTGAAGTTAAAAACAAAACTTTGACTAGTTTCTGGACCATCAAATCAGAGAATCATTTGATTCTGGTTTCTTCAAAAGAAATCCGCACAGCAACAGTCGCAGAACTCAACGCTAAACGCCGACTAACAAGTGCTGAGCAAGCAATAGCGGAGGTTTCATGAAT